GGCTTCTTGGATGATGGTTTCAACGTTGACCGAGATGGCAGCGTCATCCGCAACAACCAGTGCGACTTGCATCGAGGTGCCGCCGGCGAAAGCCTGCACGACTTCGACCATAATTTCCAAGCCCGCACCCTGGCCAAGATCGCGGGCGGTGTTGCCGGTGCCCACGCCTGCCAAATCGACCACGTTGGTCGAGGTGGTTGTAGCCGCTGCGCCGATAAGCGACTGGGCGGTGACGGTGTTGCCGGTAATCGAACCGGAGAATTGCAAGAGGGAATCGATAATCATTTTGAATATCCTTTACTGTACGTTTTGGCCGGTGGCCGGAATCGCCGCGAGGTACAGCAGCCAAGGTTGCACGGAAGGCCGTGCAGCCCATGGCGCTGACCAGATCACGAATTGAGAACCCATGATCTGTCTCCGATTAGCTGATTTGCGTTTCAGTGGTCAAAATCTGATCCACACGACGCAGCGGCACACCTTCAAAGCTCAACCAGTTGCTCGGAGTACCGAACTGATTCAGGCCCTTTTCAACTGCCAACGCGTAGTTCGACTTGTTCAACGCTTGGAGGCGCAAGAACGAGTAGACGGTGCGGTTCATGTAGAAGCATGCGCGGCCGTTTGCCAAATTCGGAATGCGGTCCAGGGCACGCGACATGAGGGAAATCAAGTCGGCAGGCGAGGCGTTCGCTACCAAGTTGGTCACGCTGATGTTGGCGATGCGAACCACATAGCGCCAATCCTTGACCACCAAACCGTTCTTCCATTGGTAGTGAGTCTGGAAGGCTTGGTATGGGTTGCCACTGTTGTCGTAGACGGTCAGCTGGCCGGTGTCCTCGTGGATCAAGCCTGCCTTGGAGCCTTTCGGGAAAGGGCAGAACACGGTGTTGTCACCCCATACCACCAGCCACACGGAAGTGTTGGTGGCGCCAGCGGTGCCCACTGCGTTGAGAATGTTCTGTGCATTGTTCGCACCGGAGATGGCACCGTAGCGTGTTGCCAAGCCAAGATACTGACGTGGGTCAGATGCGGGGTTGCCGTAGAACAGAGTTTGCGCTTGGGCTTGGTTCATCGCTTCCAAAAACGCGCTGTCTTCCGACAGTCGGAATTGCGACGTGTTGCCATTCAACTCGGCCAGGTCTTTATCGACGCGGCTGTAGGCTTCCAGCATGCCGACTGCTTCGTCCACTTGCGCGGTTGTCGATTTGCTGGATGGAACGCCTTGGTTCAGCGAACGCCAGTAGACGGCTGGCAAGCCGGTACGGATGGTGACGCGATGACCGGTAGGCAAATTGCCTTCCATGAACACGGCATCTTCCAGAATTTCATTGGATTGCGAGAGCAACTCGGCAACCACGGGTACCTTGCCGTCTGGGTCCAGACGTTTTGCCCAATCGGCAAGGGTTAATGCTCCGGTAGAGAGAACAGCCATTTCGTTTCCTTTCGGCGCCTCACGGCGTTAGATTGGTAAAATTAGTAAGCCCGACGCCTCGCGGCGGTGAGGCGAAATAAACCTATTTCATTGAGGGGTAGAGCTTTGAGCTCGCGCTCGCAGCTTGTGAAGTCCCTTGGCCGGATGGCACAAAACTACCGGAACTGATTTTCTGACCAGCGCGAAAGAAGGCCCGAATAACTTCTGGGTGGTTGCCCAAACCAGTGTCGTTGAGCATCTTGGTCAGTTCAGGCGAACCGAACGTGTCCAATGCTTTCTTCGCAATCGCGATGTTTTCATTCAGTTTGTCGCCGCCGAACTCCTTGTCAGACTTGGCGGCATCCACCCACTGGCTTACCATTTGGTCCTGCTTGGCCTTTTGGGCGTTGCCGACTTCGGGGGCCAACTGGGTAAGCAGGTCCGTGGCTTGTTCTTGCGTCATGTTCAACGAACGCGCGATGCCTTCAAACTTGCTTAGTACGGCGGGATCAACCTGCGATTCAACAGATTTGAAGTCGTATTTTTCCGGTGCCTTTGGTGCTTCGACTTTCGGGGCTTCGGCAGTCGTAGGGGCGTCAGCTTGAACAACCGCAGCAGGTGCCGTGGTGGTCGTTGCGTCCGCTGTGGCGGAACTTGCGGTAGCAGATGCAGCGGCGTCGGTACTTGTTGTGTTCCCGGCTGGTGCGGCTGTGCTTGCGGTGTCTGTCACTGTTTGGCCTCTTCAATCATTTCTGCGTAGCGTTCGGGGCAATGTTCGGTTACTGCCGCCAGGAGCATTAAGCCCGTGTTGCGGTTGCCTTCGTTAAAGGACATTTGCAGCGCGTTGGTGTGGAACGACAAGCGAAAAACACCGGCTTTCTGCAAAAGGCTATTAACGATGCGCCTACCCCTTTTAGAACTCATGAGCCACTTGATGTCTTCTGCGTCTTTGTGCTTCGCAAGGTTCGCCAGTTCAGCGCGCTCCCTTTGATGCGCATCGTTAGCCTGGGTATCGAGTGGATCAATCATGTTGGTAATGTAGGGCGATATAAAAAGCGCTTGTACACCCCTAGTAGCAGGCGATGATGTTGCCCGCCGAAATAGTGGTACCAGTAGCCCAAATACGAGTTGCACGGATATACGACACGCCGAACCAGGTGGAACCAATGGTCAACGTGATCGTGGTGCCGGCTGGTGTGGTTATCTTGATCGTGCCTGCACCCATGAAGATCAGCGCTTTGCACGGACCATTTGGCAGATTGACCGAATCGTTCGGTGTAACCACCTGCATGTCGTTAATAGGGGTGTAATCGTTCGTCGTATCGAGGAACGGATAGTTGGCGTTGAATGTCATTGCGCGGCTCCTAATCCTTGTGAATACATATTCATCACGTCGCTAGCGGCATTGCCGCCAGTGGTCGGCACTTGGCCGAGGTTCTTGGCTGTTTGTGACGCCTGTGCCATTTGTGCTTGCTGTGCTTGTGCGGCTTGTTGTTTGGCGCGTTGGGCGCGTAGCGCTTGTACCTGATCCTCGGATACGATCAGATCGGGGTCGATACCGAGGGCATCGCCGTATTCGTCAGCCCAGCGATCCGCGTTGAACTTGTCCAATACTTCGGGTTTGAATTGCGCGACGGCGCCAAGGCTTTGCGTAAAGCGGTCAATGCCGTTGGTAGCAATTGCGCGTTGTGCTTGTGCCAGCATAGATACCAGCTCAACAGAAAGCTGTTGCCCCTGCATCTCCGGTGGAGGCGGTGGCAAAATCTTGGCTTCAACCATGCGGTGAAAAGTGACCTCGATCAGAGGGTCCAGCAACTCATCTTGCAAACGTTCCAACACGGGGCCGAGCATCAGCATCTTCTCTTCGTGGCGCTCGGTGACTTCGGTTGCGGTCATGCGCGTAGTGGCGGCATTGTCCTGACTAATCATCATGAACAGGTCAACAAAGAATGCGCTGTTGATACGGCCGCGCACGTCCTGGATATCTTCTAGCAAGGCTTGCAAGTTCAGTTGCACATCAAATGCTGACTGAATGGCCTTACTGCCACTGGCGGAGTCTACGAAGGTGATGCCGCCGGGCAAGCGCTCTACATCCCGGTTCTTCATGGATGTCGGCACTTGCAGCGGAGGGTTGACCATGAAGTCAATCCCCTGCGATTTGCGCAGTTGTTCATGTTGCAACTGCTTGATATCGCCAAGCGCTTCTTGCCCCGGGCTGCTGCCGTAGATATCGCCGCCTTCAACATCCCAGCGAGGGCAGACGGCTGGGAACTTCTCAAACCCTGATTCGCGCAGGAACTGCTCACCCGTGGCACCGAGTTCCATGTAGATGTCGGACCAGGCCATGTTTTGCGCGTCCAGCATCGCTGGATCGCGATCTGCGCGGGGTTCGATCGCGTGCAACACTGTTACCCACGCATCGAGAGTGCCGCGGTCGTAGAGACTCTTTGTGCTAGGAGAAACGTTTGCCAAGCCAAACTCTTTCACAAGCTGGCCAACCGTTAATTCAAATTCGCGATACAGCGTATCGACGCGTCCCTGGAAATTCACAGCAACGGCGTATTCCCCGATGGTGATAGGGTGCACATGGATTACGTTTTCAAAGTCGGCGGAGATGATCGCGGCACCAGTCCCGAACGCGCCAAGTTCCTTGTAGATGCTATGCAGTGCGCGGTATGTGTTTGACTTCTGGAAGATCGTCAGCATCAAGTCCGTGGTGTCGTTTAGCCATTGCTTGACGGCTGGCGACTTATTCAACGTAGGATCGCTGGTAGCAAGCCGAAACCATGGGCGGGCGGGGCTAGTCAATCCGCCCATGAGGCCTGCGGCAAGAACGTTCAGCGCACGTGAACCGGTAGAGTCGTAAATATTGTTATGGCGGCGTTGACCCTTATTGCGGTCCTGCGCAAAGTAACGTCCTTGACGCGGTGTGATGAACTGCGTTATCTCAGACCAATGTTGCCACCAGCTGGCGCGCTCTG